AACCCAAGCTTAGACAGTAAAATCATAGCCAGATATGAAGCAATGTATGAAGGTGTGTTTTATCAGCGTTACATTCTGGGCCAATGGGTGCAGGCAGAAGGGGTTATCTATGAGAAGTTTGCCAGCAATATGGACAGATACCTGATAGACAGTGTGCCAGAAGACCTGATGTTAGTGAATGTTGGGGTTGATTTTGGTGGTAATAAATCAGCTACTGCTTTTGTGGCCACAGGTTTTACACCAATGTTAAAGCAAGTGATTGTGCTTGATGCAGTGCGTATCACAGCTAAGCTAAGCCCAGAGCAGCTTGATAAAGAGTTTGTAGCTTTTGCAACAGACATCTATGCCAAGTATGGCAAACCGTTTAACACCAGATGTGACAACGCTGAGCCTGTGCTGATTAGGGGCTTAAAGAATGCAGCTCTGCAAAGTAGGCTAAGGACCAATGTGAAGCTGGCACTTAAAAAGCCAATCACAGACAGAATAGACCTTGTTGCAAGGTTGCTGGGCCAAGACAGATTGAAGATGCTTAGATCCACAACACAGCCATTACAGTATGGGCTGAGAACAGCAGTATGGAATGAGAAGCAGGAAGGCAAAAGGCTTGATGATGGAACAAGTGATATAGACATCATAGATGCATTTGAATATAGTGTTGAAGAATATATGGACAATTTGTTAGACACAATGTGATAAAATTATAGGAGAGAGAAAAATATATGGACATTACACAAGTTATTGCAGATGCATTGGGCTATCAAAAGGCATTACCAAGAAAATCTTTTTATGCAAAAGATTGGCTGAGCTGGTATAGGGGCAAGGTGATGGGTTTTCATAATTACAGGCTATACAATGGGACAAACTATTTAGATATGGAACGGAAAACAATGGGCTTGCCAAAGTTTGTAGCTGAAACTTGGGCCAACCTGTTGCTGAATGAACGCTGTGACATTATCTTGCCAGATGAAGAAAAGCAAAAGCTTGATTATATTTTATACAAAACAAACTTCTGGCAGAAGGCCAATGAAGGTGTAGAAAAGAGCTTTGCATTGGGCTATGGTGCTTTGGTTATGAGCATTAAAGATTTGCAAGTAGGAGAAAACACAGGCAAGCTCAACAAAGAACAAGCCTATATCTGTATTGACTTTGTAAATGAAACCAAGATCCACCCTATTACCACAGAGAATAAAGAAATCACAGAATGTGCGTTTGTAAGCACAGGAAGTGACTACACAAATTATGCTGTGCATATCAAAGATGAGAATGGCATTTATCAAATACATAGTTATGTTGTTGATAGTAAAGGCAAGTTGTTAGAACACACTGTGTTTAACACCCAATCACAGATTGCTTGGTTTTTTATCATTAAGCCAAACATCAGTAGTAATTTCTTAACTGAGCTTACAGATGATGAGCTTGGAGTGTCTATTTATGCAAACTGTTTAGACAACTTTAAGGCTATTGATAACAAATATGATGGCTTTGACTTGGAATATGTGCTTGGCAGAAAAAGAATGTTTGTTAGCACAGAAGCTTGGACAATCAATAAACAAGATGGCCAGATGACCAGAACATTTGATCCGTATGACACGCTATTTTATCACCTACCTGATAACAGTGAAGGCAAACCAATTATCACCACTCAAAAAGATGAGTTGCGTTATGATGCTTATGTGCGTGGCATCAATACTGAAATGTCTTACATTGCAATGAAGTGTGGCTTAGGTGAAAACTTTTTGAAGTTTGATGGCTCAATGGTGGCAACTGCAACACAAGTTGTGGCTGACAATAGCAGCTTATTTAGAAACATTAGGAAGCATCAAATCTTGCTTGAAGAAGTTTTAATTAGAATGACCAAAGCAATTATTTATGCAAGTAATGACTTCACAGAAGTTATCTTTAACCCTATGGAAGATTTTGATATTAAGGTTAAGTTTGATGACAGCATCTTTGAAGATAAAGGCAGTGAAATGGACCGTGATAGACTTGATGTGCAAGCTGGCATTATGTCTGTGCCTGAGTTTAGAGAAAAGTGGTATGGTGAAACAGAAGAAGAAGCCAAAGCCCACTATCAAGATTATTTCCTTAACAAGATTATTGATAGTTACTTATCTGCATTGACAAGTGGTGCAATCACACCTGCTCAATATGTAGAAAAAGTTTTCCCAGATGCACCTAACAAAGATGAGATTGTTTCTTACATTCAAAGCTTTATGAATAGACAATCACCAGACATTGCAGACACACTTTATGATGGTGATGAAACAGGATCCAATCAGGAAGGAGAGCAAAATGAAGAAGTTGAAGAAGAAGGACAAGAAAATGAAGAAGACTTACAAGAGCAAGGGCAAGACCAAGAAGAAATAAAAGAGTAGGTGTGATGTCTTATGGCCACAACTAAAAAAGACATCAATGATGTTACTGATGACATCTCAATGATAATGAGAGAAGTGGTAGATGCAACAGAAGCAAATATGCTTACAGAGATTGCACTGTCACTCAACATTGATATTGAAAAAGTAACAAGCCCAAAAGATTATTTGATAAAACAAGCTTCACAAAAAAAAGCTTTGCATCAAAAGCTTTTGGTTTTGTCAAAACAAGCAGAGAAGTTACAAATCAACATAGCCAAAAACATTGGGACTTATGCTGGCATTAACACAGCACCTTTGGAAGCTGAAATTAAAAAAGGCAGCAAGATTTTGCTGCAATCAGCAGAAGGTGAGCAGAATAAACAAGTGCAAAAGATTTATAGGCTGAATAAGTTTAATACATCTGCACAGTTTATACCTGACCTAAAAGCAAGCATTGCTAAGCAAACAGAAGCTGGCATAGAAAATGGTTTGCCTGTTACTTATAAAGGTGGCAGAAAAGTTGGTTATAGAGAATATATGGAGATGGCTGTAAGAACAGGCATACAGCAAGAAATTGGTGAGCAACAAATTGAAATTGCTAAGCAAGCAAACATAGTTTTTTTCTTGTGTGATGAGTTTGGAGATTGTGCTGATGACCACGCTGATTATCAAGGCAAGATTTATTACAACGCAGATTATCAAAGTTTTAGACTGACTGATGAAGCTAAGCAACTGATTTCAAATGCAATCAAACAGAAACAAATGTTGTCTGTGCAGGAAGTGCGTGAAGAAGCACCGTTTTTAACCACAAGACCAAATTGCAGACACAGACTTATACCAATTAGTATTGATGAAGGTATTGGTAATGAGAGTTTGAACGCTGTAAAAACAAAAACAGATAGTGTCAGGGGAAATTATAGGCCTGAAAACTATGAAGCACTAAAACAACAAAGAGCTTATGAACGCAACATAAGAAAAAACAAATCAGCCCTGCAAACTTTTGAATTGCTAAAAAAGAGAACAAATAGCACTGATTTTGATGATGCAATTAGAAGAAAAAGATTGTCAATATCAAACAGCCAAGAAAAACTAAGAGAACTGTTGCAACAAAACCCAGACTTATCAAGAGAACGCAGGAGAGAAACCAGAAAAATCTTAATTAAAGATTTGGGCTATAAATACAACCTTTTCAAAGATAAAGGGCAACCACCCACACCTGTGACCAATCTGCCACCAGCACCAGCACCTGTTGGATCCAAAGAAGAAGTTAAGATGAATGAAACTGTTGCATCACATTATGCAGTGCCAGAAGAAAAAAAGGTTTATGTTAAAAAGATTTATGAAATAGATTGGAAAAAACCAAACTCAAATATGACAAAAGGTGAAGCCAAAAAAAGAACTTATGATAATTGGCAAAGCAGATTTGCAAATATAGACAATGAGCCTGAAACAGATGATGGAAGAAAAATCACAGCATATTATTTTAAGGAATTAGATAATGTTTTAGAAAAAAACTTTACTGTTGTGTTGCATCAAAATGAAGGTTATTACAAACCTTTTTCTAACTACATATCTGTGCAAGAAATAAATGAAGATTTGACAAAGGGAAGAAACGCTATAACTTATACACACGAATTGGGACACGCTATTGATTATAATTTGAGAGCTAAGTTTAATTTAGGCAACTATGGTGGTCTTAGTTTTGTTGGAACAGCAAAACCATTAGCATCTGCTTACCGTAATTTGACAGGACAAAGTATAAGGGAAGGAACAAGTTATTTTGACCTTGTAGAACTTACTGATGAAGAAGTGCAAAGAGTTATTGATGCTGTTGAAAGCAGTGGCAAATACGATAAAGAACAAGTAGAAATGTGGAAAAACACTATAAGGTTTTCACGATCCATAGAAAAAGCCCAGCTTGTAAAAGTTGGTGGAAGAATGAGAAAAGAAGATGTGGAAAAATGGGAAGAAAAAACTGTCTTACAAACTAACGCATTCAAAGAAATACAAAAAATAAGATTAGAAGAAGAAAAAGAGATAGATAAATTAAGAGCTGGAACAGATTGGCAAAAATTAAATGATGAACAAATAAAAGTTTTAGATAAAGTTAGTGAGCTAAATAAAGAAACAGGAACACTGCAAAGACAACTTAGTGAAAACATAGATTTATACTTTGACAAAAAGAAAATTACAGAAGAAGAAATGGACAGAAGAAATGATGAGATTGGAAAAAGATTAGAAGAAATAGAGAAAGAACAACAAGCTCTAAATAATGAATATAAAAAACTTAGACAAGAAGAAAACGCTATTAACACTTTGCTGCAACCAAAAGTTGATATTATAGAAAGAAAAAATCTGGGTATAAAACAATCTATGAGCCAAGTTGAAGATTTTTTTGATGCTTTAAGTGGTGGTAGGAGCTATGAACTTCAAAATGTGATTACAAGGGGACACGGTCAAGATTATTTTAGAGAACAAGACAATAGGAATGTTGAGATTTTTACACACTTAGTGACCTTGCGTATGCACGCACCAAGACTGTATAATGCGTTGAAAAAGGACTACCCAGATATTTTTGAAGCCCACGAAGCAATTATGGCAGCTGGTGTTGCTGTTGTTGATAGAACAAAAGAGCAATCAGTTTTTAGAGCTTTTCCAAAGACAATAGGAGATAGATAGTATGATGGAAAAAGATATTTTAGAGTATCAAATCAAAAGATATTATAACTTGTTTAGAAAAGATGAGCCTTATTTGACATTGTTTTTAATGAAGGACAATCTGGCCCAGATAGAAGAAGCCACAAAAGCAGTTGAGTGGTGCATTAAAAACAAAAAAATCATAAGATTTTACCCAGAAGCAGAAAAGGTTTTAAGAAAAGGCTACATACCAACAGAAAAGATGTGGGACATCTTATAAATCTTCTATCAAAAAAACAGTAATAGTAAAAATAGCACTATCTGCATATAACATAAGTAGAGATGTGCTATAATTATCTTAGGTTACAAGTTACCTTAGAACTTGGAGATTAAAATACACTTGGGAGAGTGGCAAGATGGAACAAAACAAAGCAGTTGTTGGCACATCAACCAACACAACAGAGCAACCTGTTGCAAATAAAGTGCAAACAGCTGGGATCCAAGAAGTAACGCAGGAACCCAAACCCACAAATCAGGAAGCAAAAGTTGGTGAAAAAGAAAAAGTGTTTAACCAAGCACAGCTTGATGAAATTGTGATTAACAGACTTGGAAAAGAAAGGCAAAGACTATTAAAGAAACTTGGAGTTGAAGATGAAGCACAAGTTGAAGAAATGGTCAAAAAAGCCCAATCTTATCAAGACCTTGTTAAAAAAGTTGAGCAGTTTGAAGGTGAAAAACTCAATGCTCAAAAGTTAGAAGTTTTAGGAGAACTCAAAGCAGATAAAGATTTTACAGATTATTTGTTGTCTAAGATTGAGTTTGGTGACACCATTGAAACATTCAAGGCAAATGCCAATAAGTTTCTGGAAGCCAACCCAAGATTTAGAACAGAAGCCTACAAGAAGCTTGACAGCCAAGTTTCATTAAACAAAGGCTCAGGAACACCTGATTTAGCAAATATGAGTGTGGAACAATACCTTGCTTGGAGAGCCAAAAACAAGTTGTAACCATATATCAAAGGAAAAACCTTATAGGAGAAAATTATGGGAAATACATTATTGACACCACAGATTATTGCAATGGAAGCATTAGCTATCTTACGCAATCAATTTATTTTCAAAGACTTAGTGCATACTGACTACTCAAATGAGTTTGTCAAAGTAGGCGATACTATTACTGTTAGAAAACCAGCCACCTTAATTGCTAAGGACTTTGCTGGATCCATTAGCACCCAAGACCTTACTGAACAAGGTATTAGCGTGCAATTAAACCGTTTCAAAGATGTTTCTGTTGCTATTACTTCAAAACAACAAAGCTTAGAACTCAAAGATTTTGCCAAGCAAGTTATTGAGCCAGCAATGGTTGCTCTTGCCCAACAAATTGATGAAGATATTGCTAACTTTGCTTTTGAAAAAGCCCAATTTATTGTGGAATGTGCTTCTGCTACCCCAACCACGCTTGCTGATATTGCAAACGCTGGCAAACAATTAGACATTGCTAAGGCACCTTTAATTGAAAGAGCTATTGTTTTACACCCACAACACAAATACCGTTATGCTTTAACCCCAAATCTATCAGCTGTAAATCAAGCTGGTGATAACCAAACGCTGCGTGATGCGTTACTTGGCAAGATTTACAATATGAACTCTTATATGGGCCAAAACTTACCAGCATCAACTGCTGCTGTTTCAGGAACTGCAAAAGGCACCTTCACTGTTGCTTCTGGCACTTCTAACACTGTCACATTAGGCTCATTAAGTGCTGCTACTGCGACTGTCAAAATTGGTGATGGCTTTATCTATCAAGGTAAGTTATACCGTTTTACTGCTGATGGCACAGGTGTTAGCTCTGCTATTGCTAACCTTGCTGTTAGCCCTGTGTTTCCAGCTGGTGTTTCCACCCCTGTCTTAGTGCGTATGGTGCGTTTTGCTTCTTCTATTGCTATGCATAAAAATGCGTTTGCGTTTGTTATGCGACCATTAGACTTACCAATGGGTGCAGCAAGAGCTGCTGTTGTCAATGGTGAAGGAATGGCTGTGCGTGTTGTTTATGGTTATGACCAAGCCACGAAGACTGACACTGTGTCATTTGATGTGCTTTATGGTGTTGCTGCGTTATACCCAGAAAATGCTGTTGTCTTACTTGACACTTATTAAGCTGAATAGCTGAAAATATGACCACTTAGGGTAGGGTTTAATGCCCTGCCCTTCTTGGTTTAAGGAGATAATAAAAATATGGCAGAGCCAATTTATGTAACTAAACAAGATTATTATGAATGGTCAGGTATTGATTTAGCGTTGGAACTTAAAGGCTCTAACTATGACAATATCAGTGATGCTGTTGATATTTTTTTATACCGTGTGGAAACTTGGTGCTTAGATTACTTAACGCATCATTTTAGAGTAACCACTCAGGATCCAAAAGACAAAGATGGCAACCCAATCTTTGACTTAGCTGCTTTTAAGAAGGGTGTGCTACATCAAATTGATTATCTTAGGAGAAATGGTGACTTGTCTGTGCAAGCAGTTAGTATTGCCAGAACAACCACATCTGTGGCACCAGAATTAGCACCCAATGCTTTTATGGTTTGGAAGAATGCTGGTATGTGCAACATTGCTCATAAAAACCCATTTGGCATTATTGACACATATATTTAATTATGGGAATTGATTTATACCAAAGCAGAGCTAACAAGCTTGATAGAAGCATATACTACAAAAGAGAATATGTAGATAATATGAAACTTATTAAAGGTGCAGTAGCACAAGGTATTTTTTACTCAACAGACAAAGTTGCTTATAGTGAGCAAACAATGGCTGTGGGAAATATGAAGAAAACTATGAAGCTTATTACTATTGAAACCACAGATAACATCAATGATTTAGAAGTTGATGATTTTGTCTTATATGGTGGAGATGGAGAAATATACATTGTTGATAACATTGTGGCAGAAGACTTTAACCCTGCCAAAGAGTTTAGCAATAGACCAAGTTTTAGAAAAGAAATCAGGTTACGAAGATAATGCAGCAACCATTTTACCTTACCATTTATACAAAGTTGTTAGCAACTTGCCCTGTTGATACCACAAATATGATTACTCATATTACTTATGAAGATTATGGCACTTATCAAAAGATTATTATTTCTGGGCCTACAAAAAGTGGTTATGATTATGCAGAAGTTGTAAATGCAAAGAAAACACCAAATAAAACAGGACCAAACAAAAATAGAGTAAATTATCAATGGGTTGAGAGAGCTGTAAGAACAGCAGCACAACAAAGGAGCAGTGATAGCAAATATGAATTACCTTAATTACATAAAAAGCTTAGCTACTTTTACTGCTTTTGAAATTACTGATGAAATCAACTATCAATATAACGGTGAAGGCAATGCCTTAGTTATTAAATATCTTGCTGGAAATAATTACAAAGATAGCAAGATTATACCTATACAACTTAGTGCATACACCAATGATTTACAGGCTACAAAAACTTTATTAGAAGATTTTTCTAAGACCTATAACAATTTACCTTTTTATTACAACAATGGTGATGGCACTATTGATTATGTGCAAGCTATTTATGGCACACCAATGTTGTTACAAAACTTTGATGCAACAGGATCCAACTTTGTGCATCAATTTGTTATTGCAGCAACACTGATTATTTCAAGGAATGTTAGTGAGATTAAACAAGTGTTTATTGATAATGTGGAATATGAAACCACATCAAGAAGTTTAGTGTTTGTTTCTGTCATTAACAATGAAAGAATTGGTAACAATCTTATTAACACTTCATTGATACAAAACTCTGTGGTTAAGTTTAGCTGCACAATGATAAATAAAAACAATGTTTTGTTGAACAAAATTAGAACTATTAGACAAGGCCTTATCAGCCCAAGCACATCTTTTGCTGTGAAGTTTGTTTTTAGTGACAATAACACAGAAGAAACGCATACAATGGTGTTGGAGAATGCTGCCTTGCAAAGTGAAAACCAATCTTTGCCAATTATCAGCCTTGCATTCTCAAAATAGGTGAAATATGCCAAACATTGAAATTATTGTAAGAGAAGGAAAAACAGCATCTGGTGCATCTGCAAGCCAAGAAAGCACAGCAAAATCTGCTGGTGAAACTGCAAAAGACCAAGACAAAGAAGAAGGCAAACCTTCTGCTGCTCAACAAGCACTGATTGCAGGTATTATCAATGTTGCCAAAACACAAGCCATCAATGGTATCAATCAATATGGAAATATCACAGGTAATTATGTGGCAACACAGAGCATCAATAACGCTATTGAAATGGTTACAGACATTGCAGCTGTAATGAAAGGTGGGCCTGTTGGTCTTGTTTATGTTTTGTCAAAACACACACTCAATCTCATTAACTCTGGTATCTCACAAATGAATGCCACCAGAGAACAAGATTTTAGAAATGAACTACTTGGCAAAGTGTCAGTAGAAGGAAGCAGATATTAAAATGCCAACAATAAACTCAATCACAGTCAATGGACAATCAGTAAGCTTCAAATATGGGCTTGTTATTACAGACATTTTAAGCAAAGAGCTTAATACAGGTGTTTTGGTCATACCACAGACAAATAAACTTGATATTGAGCCATTAGATGAAGTTGTGATTACTTATGAAGTGTCTAAGGTAATTAGAATGGTAGTAGCTCAAATCAATGCTAAGGCAATCAATCTTGAAGGCAATAAAAAATATAGTTACACGCTTGGTCTTGCTTCAACAACATTAAAGTTGCAAAGAATTGTTTTACCATCAAAAACGGTAACAAACAGTTTAGATGGAACTGCCAACAAAACCATCTATAAGGTCATTCAAGAGCTTCTTGAAGTTTATGCACCAAGTTATACTATTTCATCAGCCCTGCAAAATAAAACAGCATCTGTGACCTGCCCAGAGTTTAGCTGGAATAGACCAACGCTGTTTGAAGTGCTAAATGACCTTCTTAGTGTTGTTGGTTGTGTGGTTACAATCACAGGATCCAATGTAATTTCTTTGCTTGATTTATTTGAAAAGAAAAATGTAATTGATGAAACAAAGCTTAGCAGCTATGAGATAAACAGGAATGTTGCAGAGTATGCATCATCAATAGAAGTGCAAGCAAGCAATGTTTATGATGTGAATGTAAATACCACAGGTGAGTTTGTAACAGTTAGAACAACAGAACAAGCTTTTTTAACCAGCAACAATCAAGAAATAGTTTTACAAAAGCCTATTTTCCAGATTAAAAAAGTAACTGCAAAAATACTGATTACAACAGGTTTTGACAGCATTGTGCAGGATCTTGACATTACAAGCAGAGTGGTTGAACAAACAGTTTATGACACCTTTTATAACACCAACGCATCAGGTTTTATAGCTGATACTTCAACAAAAAAATATAGAAGAAATTACCTTTATTATAAACAAGGTGGTAACACAATCTCTGGTCTTGGTTATAGAGAAGACACTTGGATCCCATATACCAATGGGAGAGCTGCTTTGGTCAATGTTTTATTTAGGGTGTTAGATGATACAAACAATGTTTATAAAAACTTCTTTAATGCTACTGAATATGATGCAATGGTTGATAAGACTATTTTGTTTTTTGTTGAATATCTCTCAGCTGATGATATTACATTTAGAGTTATCAAAGATATACCAACAAGAAATCAAAGTGTTTTGATAAACGGTCAAACCACAGCAGAAGTTTATGCAAGGTCATTGGGCAAACAACAACAAGAGTTTGTGAATAGAGTGGGTAATGAAGAATTGATTATCACAGGAAGATATGCAAACTATAATGATATACCTGTGGCAAATGACTATCTTGATGAATATATTTTGACAACAAGAGAAATTATTTTCAATGATGGTTTTTATAACTTCAAAGGCACATTAAGTAAGCACTATGCCAAAGACAATATGTTTGCTGGTATCAATACTTCTAAGAGATACACAGAAATTGCATCAGCTACAAACGCACTATTAAGCAATCATCTTAGTGAAAACATTTTCACACTATCAACCACAAGTGGTGCAAACAACACAGTTGGCATCAATAACTATTTCTTACAGTTTGCAAAAGCCACTGAAAAAATACAAGGTGCTTTGGTGCAAACACTCACAAATCAAGCATTAACAGCACCATTTGCACATACCTTTTCATCACAATTTGTAATGGAAGGAACAGCACATTGGGTTGGCAACAGCATCATTTATAATGTGAGAATGGCAGACAATGCCAATGTGGCTGTATCTATTGAAACTGATTTTAGAGTATTAGCAGCAAGTGTGCAATCAATGAGAAAAAACGGTTATGTCAATAACTTGGGAAGATTTTATGCTATTGCAGTTAGATTGTATAAACAAGGTGGCATTAGAAATCTTGCTCTTAATAACTTAAACTTCACTAACCCAGATGATACATTTGGGACAGTCAATCTTCAATTTGGAACAGAAGTAGCAGCAAAGTTGCCTGTAATTGAAACAAACGGAACTTACAGCTTGCCTTCTGGGATCCAAACATATACAAGAGTTGATGATACAAAGAAGATTTATAACTTTATCAACACAGGCCCATTCAATTTTGGTGGTTTATTGGACTATAAAAAACGCTATAAAGATAATAGAGAAATAACAACTGAAACCATACAATTTCATTTTAGAAAATCAGCCAACGCATTTTTTACAGATAAGTTTTTAGAGTATAGCCCATTTATTTACTCTGGAACAACCAATATGGTTTATAGAATTGCTTACTCAACCACACTAACCTACAACAACTTAGATACAGACTATAAAGGAACGCTGGTTGTTGCTGGTGGCCTTATTGAAGTGCTTACAAGTGGAAATCAAATATACATCAACCCAACATCTTCTGGAACTTCTTGGTGGAACACAAATGCTACCACTATGGTTAGTTGGGCAATCTGTGATTTAGATGGAAAAATTATTGTGGCCAGAAATGGCAATTTGACACAAAGACTGTTTCTCAATAGCACAACTATTGTATAATTAAAGTAGGAACAAATATGCCAAATATAGATTTTTACTATGACACAGCTGATAACACACTTGAAACAATAGTTGATAGTGGTTTTGTTATCAATCAAGGACAAGCAAACAATCTTGTTTTTAGGTTTTTCTTTAAGGACTATGACACTAACACACCATTTACGGTTTTAGATATTGTAAGCAACCAATGCCTTATCAACATTCAAAGACCTGATAACTCAGCTTCAAATAACATTGTGGCAAGTGCAAACACCACAAACATCTGTTATAACCTAAATGTTAGTGATTGGGCCTTAGGTGTTGCAGGAACGCTAAAAATTACTGCCAAGCTGTTTAACCCTTCAACCAACATTACAACAACCTATGGGCTTGGAACGCTGCAAATCTTACCAAGTGCAACTATTAGTCTGGACACAATAGAAGACCAACAGTATCAAGCCATTCTTGATGCTTTGGTTGATGTCAATAGTGCCACATATATTGTGAGAGCAAGTGAAAACATTGCTGCTGGTGATTTAGTCACTTTTGCAGGAACGCTTGGGGCAAGTGGCAAGATATTGGTGGCTAAGGCAAGAGCAAGTGGCTCATTCAACATTAACACTAACCCAGAATATATCTTTGGGGTTGCAAAAGATGCAATGCTGCACAATGCAGAAGGAAGGGTTGTCACCAATGGGTTGATTAGAGATATAAACACAAACGCTTACACACAGGGTGCTATTTTATACCCAAACATTGCTGTTGCAGGTGGTTTAACCAACACACCAGCTGTGCCACCAAACAATAGAATGCCCATTGCTGTGAGCATTTACAGTCACCAAAATCAAGGCATCTTAATTGTAAGACCAACTTTTATGCCTACAATGAAGCAAATAAAAGATGTTGATACAACAAACATTGCCTTATATGGAAGCAACAGTGTGCTAAAATATAATAGTAGCACTTTGAGATGGGAAGTAGTTGATGGTAGAATGATGTTTGGAACAATTTACTACAACACGGATCCACCAGCAGCACCAGATACATTTGATGGAATGCTGTGGCTAAATAAATTAAGTTAAAACCATAAGGAGAAAAATATGGAAAATAAAAAAGAGTTGTTAGAAAAAATTGCAAGCTTACAAGAAGCTAACCTAAGGCTTCAACAAAAGATTGATGAGCAAAAGCATTTGGCAAATGCAATAGATGCCAAAGACCAAGAAATTGGCAAACTTAGTGAGCATATTGGTGCTAAGTGGCAAAGACAACTTGAAGAAAAAGAAAAAATCATCAAGGTGTTAGTGAGCCACATTCAAAGTTATCAACAAGCGTTTAGAGCATTCTTAAAAAATACACAGGGTGGCTTAGAAAACGCAGTTGAATTAGAAGCATTGTTAGCTGACCAGCTGAATAAAAAATAAAATAGGAGAAAATAAAATATGTCTAAAATACAAATCAAACGCTATAACGGAACTACAACAACTTGGGAAAATCAATTTCCTGTAACGAAGGCACAAAACATTGTTGCCACTGATGGAACAAGTGCAATTTTTGATGGCAGTGACAAAATAAACATTGCATACTTACCAAACGCTGTTTTTGATAGTTTATATTTTTACAGCACAATAACTTCTGGGCCTTCTACTTTGTCAAGTTTGGCAGATACTGCAAGAGCTGATGCAATAACGCTTGGTAGAAGTGCATTAGGTTATTATTGGGTTGCAAATGGAAGTGCTGGTGTGACTGCACAAGCAACACCTGTGCAAATTGGCTCACTCTGGTATAGAACAGAACTTAACCCAAGTGATGATGGAACTTATGGTGGTGGTGTAACAGGTGCATCATTAGAAGCTGGTGATTGGCTTGTTATTACAAAAATCACAGGTGCTGGAACAAGTGGAACACCATTTGTTTATCATTTTGGTGTTGTAGAAAATACTTATGAAGATGCTGCAACCAATGTCAAAGGTATTGTGACCTTATCAAGTCAAACTGTTTATGCTAACTTAGCAGGGAACAATGTTATCACTGATGCAAGATTGAAGGCATTGATTGATGGACAAAACTTTACTAACACAAGCCACACACATTTATTGGCAGCAGGGGCAACTGATGTCACTGCCACTGCAAGTGAATTAAATGTTTTAGATGGTATTACTGCCACCACCACAGAGTTAAATTATATTGATGGTGTTACAAGTGCCATTCAAACTCAATTAGATGGCAAGGCAGCAACTTCACACACGCATACTGTGGCAAACATTAGTGACTTGACTGCTACTGCCACTGAATTAAATTACACAGATGGTGTGACTTCAAACATTCAAACACAATTAAACGCAAAAGCCAATCTTGCTGGACCAACTTTTACAGGCACTGTGGTTTTACCTTCAACAACTTCTATTGGTAATGTTGATAGCACAGAAATTGGTTATCTTGATGGTGTAACTTCTGCGATACAAACGCAACTTAACGCAAAACAAGCCACTATCACAGGTGGTGCAACAACTATTGTTTCATCAAACTTGACTGCTTCAAGAGCATTAGCAAGTGATGGATCTGGTAAGGTTGCAGTAAGTGCTGTGACTGCTACTGAACTTGGTTACTTATCTGGTGTAACTTCTGCTGTGCAAACTCAATTAAACGGTTTGTCAGGCAGAGTGCGTGTTTATTATGATGGAACACCAGCAGGAATGGTTACTGATGACATTTGGTTTGATGCAGTATAATAGGTCAAATCAATGCCCAATATACGCTTAAAAAGATATACAGGGGCAGCGTGGGAAAATGTAGATGTGCAGACTGAGTGGTCACAAATACTTAACAAGCCAGCTACTTTTACACCATCTGCTCATACACACGCAGCAGCAGATGTAACATCTGGAACTTTTGCTATTGCAAGGGGTGGGACAGGCTCATCAAGCATTACAACTGCTGGTGGTGTTATTTATTACAGCTCAACAGGACAAAACTTAGTAGCTGGTGGTGCTGCTTCACAGAATGCTTTTTTACAAGCAACAGGTTACAATGGTGTGCATTATTTTGGAAATTGGGTAACACCAGCTACTGCTGGTTTGTCAATAGGACCAGAATTATACTCAACCACAGACATTGCTTCATTGGCTCAAAATACTTTATCAACATCTGCTTATAGTGTTTCAGGTTTTAGATTTGCTACTGTGCAATTATCAAACACAGCAGCCAATACAACTACAACTGTATGGACAGGAAGAATTGATTTGACTGATACAAACCAAAGAAGCACAACAACAGGTCAATCAAGATTTCATAGAATGGTCTGGAATAACGGAACAAGCACTTTTGCTGATAACTTTGAAATCTATGCTGCTTCATCAAGCACCATTCAATTTAGACATAGTGCTGGTGTAACTTTTAGATATAGAATAACTTGGGAGAGATAATATGAAAACTTTATGGGTGGTCAAGAAAAATGGAAAAATCATTTCTTGGTCTTCACAAAAAATGAGTGATGATGAAATAGAACTTGTATTGACTGAACAAGAATATAAGGACCTTTTGATTGCTAAAAATGATTTGCCAATGAATAGTGCAGAAATAAAATAAATATGGCATACCCAGAAAGTTTTAGAAAACTATTTCAAAGAGTAGGTGTAAAAGGTTTTAACCAACCCAAGAAAACACCCAATCACCCTGAAAAATCACATATTGTAGTGGCAAAAGATGGTGATGAAGTTAAAACCATTAGATTTGGCCAACAAGGTGCAGATACTGTCACAGATGAAACTAAAAACCCAACCCCAGCTGAAATAGCTAAACGCAGGTCATTCAAAGCAAGGCACGCTAAGAACATTGCTAAGGGCAGATTGAGTGCAGCTTATTGGGCAGACAAAGTAAAGTGGTAAAATAAGGTATAGGAGAATAATATGGTTATACAAATAAATGTAAGGGATCCAGAGAAGTTAGCAAAAGGTGATGTGCTTGTTTATGCAGGCAATAGTAAGTTTGATGTGCTTAAAAAAGAAGAACTTACCAAACCATTAGAACTAAAAATTGCACAGCTTGAACAAGAAATCATTTTCTTAAAAAGCCAAGCAACCAAAGTTAAAGACAAGACAAACCAAAAGTTAAAAAACTTTATGTTGGCATTTGCCAAGAAGGAGAAGAAATGATGGTTAAAAAGATATTAGTATTAGGGGTTGCATCATTGCTTTTTTTAGGCAGACCAACACAAGCCTTATTGGCAACAACCACCACAAGTGAAGAAAATACATCAAGTGAGATTGTTTCATCTTCTATTGAAGAAGAAGTATCAAGTGAAGTTTTAACATCAAGCGAAGAAGAAGAAGAAGATGTTTTAGAAAACATAATTGATGAACAACTTGCACAATTAGAAAGTATTATTGTTGCTTTGTTTGCATCATTTGCAGGAACAGGAACTGTGGCTCTTATTATTAGGCTGGCATTATCTAAACTTACCAAACAAATGACAAAAAAAGTTACAGATGCAGAAGCACAAAATAAGATTTCAACAGAACAAGCCCAAAAAGCAATCAAATCAATTTTAGACTTTGAACTTCTTTTGAAGGGACAAGTTGATGCTTTGGACAACACGGTGAAGAACTTAATACAAAACCAAAACATCACAAATGAAAACATTAAGATGATGCTTGATGAGTTTAAGCAAAGAGATGAACAAATCAAAGACTTAATTATCAAAGAGTTTGGTGATGAGATAAATGAATAAAAAATTATTGGCAGGTTTTACTTATACAGCATTGTCATTTGTGGCATTGATTTTGCCAACAGTTATTTTGTTTGTGATAAACTATGAAGCTTGGGTTACCATTAGTGGTCAATCAACTAAAATTAGTTTGGGTGCTATGCTTGGTCTTGTTTATGCAATCTTTGTGATGAATGGTGCATTAAAAGAAATAAGCCCAAAGGTTGCCACACTTATTTCAATGGTGGTTTTCTTAATGATTATTTGGTTTTTAGAAAGCGTTATACAAGAACTATTTTGGGTTGTATTATCTGTGATTGTGGGCTATGTGTGTTACATTGGAATATCTGCATTAGGACAAAGACATCTTAATGAATATAAAGTTTATAAAGAAGAAAAGATAAGGGTGCAAGTTAGGAAACAAGCACAAGAAGACATAATGGGAGTGTAGGAATATGAATGAGCAACAACAAGTAAAAAAAACATTAGAAGAACAATATAACTACATAGAAAATAACAAGAAGGTTGGGGAGTGGCTAAAAAAGCGTTTTGCTTGGATCGTGTTGGTTATTGCCAGCATTCTTTTTGTTTTTAGAGAAGGTTTAGAATTAACAGCAAGTGGAAAAGATGTAGTAACACTTGTGATGAATATGGGTTTAACATATATGTTTGCTTTTTATATTTCTGTTTCATTGAGAAAACTTGGCAAGAAATCTGGAAAAGACAGCAGCATCTTTACTGCTGCATTAAAATATCTTGCAGAAGCTAAGAACAGCATTAAAGACATTATGTATTTGTTGCCTGTCTTTTTACAATATAAGAACAAGCAAGCTCTTGAAGATGCGAAGAAAAACTATTTGGAAACAAAGGGCCTTGTTTATGTCTTGTATAAAAAAGGCTACTATCAAAACAAAACAGATTTATCACAGATACAAAAGGAAGCTTTATCTAAGGTGGAAAAAATTAAAATCACCACCCTTACTTCAAGTGACCTATTGACAGAACATAGCAAGACAAAAAACTTTGACACTTTATATTTAGGTGTTGATGAAAAGACAGATGAAAAAATATCTAACTTGCAAATGCTTGTTACAAAAGCAGTCTTACCTATTATCACAAGCTACTTTGCTGTGCAGGTTGTTTTAGGTGAAAGCTTAATTTGGGGTGCTATACAAGTTAGCATCATTCTGGTGATTGGTGTTGCTCATTTTATGGAAGGTGAAGATTATGTCATCACAGAACTTAGAAACAGACAAATCAACAAGGCTGACCTTTTAATTGAGTTTAAGAACACCTATGATAATAAGAGAGATATGTATAAGCAAGAAGAAGAAATTATTAAAGAGCATCTGGATCCAAAGCTTTAATGTATGGAAAAGTTTAAGAAGCTGCTTAAAGAACTGTTTTTAACCAAGCAAGGTTGGTTATCTTGGTTGATTGCCAATGTGATTACATCTCTGGTATGGTTTGGGCCACTTTTAATGGGTTTTATACTTCAAAATGACAACTTATATGCTTTGTCTGGGGCAATCTGGGTATTTATAATGCTGCCAACAACACCAATGTGGGTAGTCAATGTGATACTTGCTGTTTGGCTAAGAAAATCAATCTTTGCAAAATAGACTTGTAATTGTGTTATAATTAGAGTATAACAATAGTAAAGGAGAAACAAAAAGCAAAGCAAAAAGAAATATAACAAAAGTATTGACAAGTGGTTTCTATGATGTATAGTATAAGTATCAAGGGTGGTGACCATCACCAAGAAACAAGGAGCAAAGCATTATGAACTTGAATGCCTACACAAAGAAGATTATAGCTGACTTAGATGAACAGAGTATGTTTGCAACTAAGATTGCATTTTATGAAGCAAGTTACACATTTCATAAAATCACTTTTGCAGAAATCTATGTTGAAGCAAAAGACAAAGATGACAATACAAACAAGTTTCTTTACAGACTTACTACAATGAAAAGTAGAGCAGTCATAACTAAAAAAACCTGTGTAGCTGTTGAAACAAATAGTTAAAAAAAATAAAAGGGCTGGTAGCTGTAAAAGGTTACCAGCTCAAAAAGGAAACATTATGAAATTAAAAAATGCAATCATAGACTTAAACAATCAATTAGAAAAATATAATGAAGTAAAAAGAGTTGTTACTATAAAACAAATTAGCACATTTGGTTATATTGCTATCTATGATTTATGGACACCAAAAGGTAATGCCCAATATCAATTTGCTGAATATAATGATGCTAAGCAAATGTCAGGTTACATTCAAGCTTTATCTAACATTATAAATCTTGGTGGAAGATTTGGGCTTGAACAAGTTGAAAACATTTTAAGAAACTCTAAACAATATATCAGGGGTTAAGTATGGAACAAATTACATTTGCAGAAAAGTTAGAAACATTACAAAATCTTTGGTATGAATTAAAAGAAAAATACTCAATAGAATTACTTGGTTACAGATTTGAACTTGACAAAGCAAAAAGAAGATTAGGTTTATGTAATTACAATGAAAAGAAAATATATCTAAGCAGGATCCATATTGAATGCACAAACTTAGAAGAAATGAAGGACACATTAAAACACGAAGTGGCACACGCATATAGTTATCATTACAACGGTAACGCTGGTGCAGGTCACAATCACTTCTTCTATGATGCTTGCAAAATTGTTGGAGCAAGAACAAAAAGATGTGCAAGTGCAACAGGAGATGAAAAAGAAATCAAACCAAAATATCTGGGCATCTGCAAAGTGCATAATGTGGTTGGAAGATATTACAAGTTTGTTGGTAGAAGAAGTTGCAGTTTGTGCCACCCAAAATATGATGAACGGTTTTTATTAGACATTGTGAAATATGAAGATTTCAAAGGAGAAAAAAAATGATTGGAAGAGTTGAAAGAAATATGTTGAGAGATTTTGTAAAAGAAGCTAACAGGAAGCTGGATCTATACAAAGGCAGTCAAATAGAATTGTTTTTCACAGAGATTAGTGACAGCTGTTTCTCTTGTGAGTTAAGACATTTTGGAAAATTGATAAGTGAGAACTTAAAAAATGTAGATTATATTGTGATGTATTTGTTTGGTTATGCAATGGCACTTGATGAAGAAGGCTTGTTTGCTGTCTGGAATAAGATAGTAAAATCAAACAGGTATTGGTTATGAGCTTAAAACCAAAAAAAGAATTGTTTAACTTGAAATGGACTAACATTAGACACTGCTTCTGGCAAAGTGAAACAGCCCAGAACAGAACATATCTTATGTGTGACAATGAGCCTATTGCATATCAAGATTTCAAGACTTGTAACTATGTATTTTCATCAAGATACTTAGACATTCACACGAAGACAAAAATAGGTATTAGTAAGTGGGTTGGGCTTGCTGGTCAGGCAATCAAAGATATGTTGCATACCAACCAATATAAAATTGTGCCAGATAACAAGTTTGTTGAAGAACTTGTTTTTATAGGTAAAACAAGATGGAAGGGGGTGATAACAAAATGAGCATTGGAAAATATATCAGGGAAAAGCGTTTAGATGTAGGGTTGATGCAAAAAGAACTTGCACAGAAATGTGGGCTTACCATTCAAGCAATTAACTTTATTGAGAATGGAAGAAACAACCCAAGCATATCAACGCTAAGGAAGATTGCAGAAGTATTAGGCATCAATTACTTTGAGTTAAGACAAGTAATGAAGGAAGGAGAAAAATTATGAGCAATAGCTTTGACCGAGATGACAATGTTATTAGAGTTGCACAAGACAGTGATGTCAATGCACTTGCAGGATCCATTGCGTTAAGGTTAAGAGCTGAGAAAGTTGCTGTTGTGCAATCTATTGGTGGCAACGCTGTCAATCAGGCAATCAAGGCAATTATCACAGCACGCAGATACTTAGCACCAAATAACCAAGACCTATTTTTAACACCAAGTTTTAAGATGTTAGATTTAGAAGGTTACGGTGAAAAAACTGCAATTAGATTTACTATCAAATTGATAGAAGAAGGAGAATAGCAAGGTGGAAGAAAACAAAAGCATTATTAAGATTACTTACAAAGTAGAAGCAGATGAAACTTACAATGAGCTGAGAGATTATGATGGCTCATTTGGTAAGCTACAACTATTAAGAACAATAGTTGGAATATACAATGATGTTATACTTGGTCATCACCATCAAGTAAATCATATAAAAGAAAAAGACTTATTATTGTTAGGTGAAAAAATTGCAAAACTATTGGAACAAGGAGAAACAAAAAATGCCAATTAAAAAAGCAAGTGAATTAGATTTCACAAACAAAAAGATTAAGATGATTATTGCTGGGTATGCAGGTATTGGTAAAACCACTCTTGGTTTATCAGCACCTAAACCACTTCTGTTTGACATTGAAGGTGGTGTGGATCGTGTTGAAGGCCTTTACAGAAAAGATACATTGGTTGTTGAAAACTATGAAGGTCTGCTTAAAGATTTAGAACAAGAAGCCTTTACACAATATGAAACATTTATCATTGACACAGGTGGTAAGTTATTAGACTTGATGAAACCTTATGTGATTAAAGAAAATCAACAAAACGGTCAAAAAGATGGCACGCTGTCAATTAAAGGTTGGGGTGCAGTTGCCCAAGAGTTTAAGAGATTTGCAAATCTCATTGGCCAAATGAACAAACACATCATCTTTATTTTTCATACCAAAGAAGAAAGTGATGGAGATGCTGTGCGTTTGCGTATTGCAGTTGAAGGCTCTATTAAAACTAAGATTTGGGAAGATATGGACTTGGGTGGTTTTGTGGAAATACAAGGTAAGAAAAGAACTATTGGTTTTTCAAACACAGAACGCTATTACGCAAAAGGAACAAACGGTGTGACAGGAACATTTGACATACCACAATTATTTGAAGGTAGTGAAAATAACTTCTTATCTAAGCTGTTTGAAAACTATATCAACACTTTACAGGCAACAACTACTGAGCTTGGTGAAAAGCAAGATGCTTATAAAGCTGCTATGAAGATGGTTGCACTTATTAACTCTTGCACAACATTAGAACAATTAAACTCAATGTTGGACAGAGTGTTAAAAATCAAACACGCTTTAACAAGTGAAAGAGAGTTAAAATCTCACCTTATGAATAAAGCAAAAGAGTTGGGTTACAAATATGACAGCAACATTAAAGCCTTCATTTAAGATTACAGCAACCTTACTAAACAGCTGGAATTATATTTATCAAGTAGAAGATGACAAATACCAAGATGCTTATGACAGTTTCTTAAAAACGCTTCAACGCATCAAAGAGCCACCTAACTTCTTTATGCTTAGGGGCTTAGAGTTTGAAAAAGATTGCTACAATGGTTTAGTGCCAGACATCAGCAAAGTGATTAGAGATGGTGCGTATCAAGTTTATATTGAAAAGCAAATATCTCTGGATCCATACAATGTAACATTGGTTGGTGTCTTAGATGTCTTAAAAGAAGGTGTGATTTATGATATTAAAAGAGTAAATCAATATGACCTTCAAAAATACTACACTTCATATCAACACCACATCTATTTTGAGTTGGTAGATGAAGCACAAAAGTTTGTATATCTTATTGCAGCAGGAACAAGTGACAACAAAGATTACTTAACCTTCTATCAAGAAGAATATAGCAAACAAGAAAAATTAGATGTGGCAAATACTATCTCTTTGTTTTACCAATTTCTAAGAGATAACAAACTTTGGGAAACATATACAAAAAATTGGGAAATAAAAAACACAGGAGAAGCATTATGAGCTATACATTTGAAAAAAGACCAGACCAATACTCATTGATTGTTGAAGGTGAATATGAAGTAACCTTAGAGCTTATCAGTGAAGCAAGCACTATCAGTGGAAAAAAGAAACTTGATATTGCTTTTAGAATTAGACAAGATGTTGAACAAGAACATCAAAACAGAGTTATCTATGAAGCCATCTGGCAAGAAAAAGATACTAACTACTATAATAGAAAACGGTTAAACCAGCTGCTTGGATCCCAAGAAGTTGCAGATGGAACTACTTATAAAAGCATTCAAGAAATTATTGATACATTAAAGAATGCTAAATTAAAAGTAAAAGTTATTATTTCTTTTGATGATTACAAAAAAACAGATGTCAATAAAATTGCCTATTACTCTAAGACAAAAAAACCAAATAAAAAACTTGCAGACATTACAGTCAAGGACACAAAGCAAGCTAAGCAGGTAACAGAAATCAGTGATGATGACTTACCATTTTAATTAAGGCAGGTCATTCATTATGCAATATGATGTTACAAACATACCAGCTGAACTACACCATTTGAAACAATGGGTGTGCTGGAAAAAAGTGCCATTAGAAAATGGCAAAGCAACAAAGAAACCAATTAACCCAATTACCAATGACAATGCTTCTGTCAGCAACTCAAACACTTGGACAGATATGATGGGAGCAATCATTGGGGCTGAGCAATATGGCCTTGATGGCATTGGCTTTGTTTTGGAGAACGGTTATTTTGGTGTTGATTTAGATGACTGCACAGAAGAATTGAAACAAGAGTTTATTGCCCAGCTGCAATCTTACACAGAATTGTCACAATCAGGCAAAGGCATTCATATCATCTGCAAAGGTGATATACCAAAGAGTGCCAGAACAAAAGGTATTGAAATCTATAAGGGTGGAAGATTTTTTGTGATGACAGGAAAAGCAATCAATAAATTACCTATTGAAGATTGCACTGAACGCATCAAGCCACTTTATGAAAAATACATATTAGAGAAAAGACCTGTGCTTGCTCAGGACACACAAATAACAGCAGTCACCAATCTTCAACCTATACAACTTACTGACCAAGATTTACTTTTTAAGGCAATGAATAGTAGGAATGGGCAACAGTTTAAGATGCTGTTTGATGGTAATTGGTCAGCTCTTAATTACCCAAGCCAAAGTGAAGCTGATATGGCATTTTGCAATCTCTTGGCATTTTGGTCTGGTAAGGACAAAAACCAAATAGACAGAATTATGAGAATGTCTGGACTGTTTAGAGATAAGTGGGACAGAAAACAAACAGGATCCACTTATGGTTGGCTGACTATTGATAATGCCATTGCTAACTGCAAAACCATTTATACCAAAACACACACAGATGAAACTAAGGTTTTGGTCAATGCTCAAACAGGAGAAGTGTTGGTTGCGAAGCAAGAAAACTATGACCTTAATGATACAGGCAATGCTTTGCGTTTTATTGAAAAGTATGGTGGCAACATCAAATACAACAAGGACAATGGCAAGTGGCTCATCTGGAATGGCAAGTGGTGGCAAGTTGATGGAATGGGCAAAATCAAAGTGTTTGCAGATTTGATGCTTAATGAAATGAAGTTAGAAGCTCAACACATTGATGATGAGAGAGTTAGAAAAGAAACATTGTCAAATCTTAAAAGGGCATTTTCAAGCAATGGCAAAAAAGATTTATTACAAGAAGCACAGCATCAAGCTGGCATACCTTGCATCAATGCTGATTTTGACAAACAAGATTTTTTA